ACCCAGCCGTGCCCACCACCATCATCTTCTGCGGAAATATCATTGCCAAGGACTGCTGTATCACCCGTGCCGGGAAACTGGCAGACCACTGGGACATCGTGAATATCCGTGATAAAAACGGAAAAAGCACCTGGCCGCAAAAGAATACGGAAGAAATGATAGACCAGGTTATCTCCAAGGTAAGTACCGTCGCCGTACAGAAGGAATATTTCAACAACCCGATTTCCGAGGGTGAAATATTCAAGGAAATAACCTACGGCAAGATTCCCTCTTTGAAAAAATTCAAGTTCCTGGTAGTCTATGGCGACCCCGCACCGGGTGAGAACAAAACCAAAAACAGTTCGACAAAAGGCTGCTGGCTATGCGGAAAACTGGACGGGAAACTCTATGTAATCAAAGGATTCCTTGACCGGGGACTGAATGCGGAGTTCATCAACTGGTACATATCACTCAATGAATACGTAGACGGGCGAACCACTCTCTACAACTTTATGGAGAACAACAAGCTTCAGGACCCTTTCTTCCAGCAGGTATTCAAACCACTTGTACGGAAAGCCAAAAAGGAAAAGCGTGTAGAATTGAACATCAATCCGGACACGGAAAAGAAAACGGATAAAGCCACCCGTATCGAAGCGAACCTGGAACCGTTGAACCGGGAAGGAAACCTCATCTTCAATGAGGACGAACAACAGAACCCGCACATGCAGCGTCTGACAGACCAGTTCAAACTTTTCACCCTGCGCTTGAAATTCCCTGCCGACGGTCCGGATTGTATCGAAGGGGCAAACAGGATTATAGACCGCAAAATGCGTGTCTTACGGCCCGGGCATTCCGCTTCGCGTTCAACCAGACAAAAAAATAATAAATACAGACTATGAGCAAATTTATAGAACTATCTGACTATGACGCCAGTATCCATCGTGACATACTGGACGCACTGACCCGCAACGATGACGCCATCGTTGAAATCTGCGAAGACCGTGCCATTGCCGAAATGCGCGGCTATCTCTCCGGACATTATGATTGTGACAAACTGTTTGCCGCTACCGGAGACGAACGGAACCAACTGGTATTGATGATGGCACTGGATATCGCCATCTACCATATTTTCACCATCCATAATCCGCAGAAACTATCACAGATGCGGAAAGACCGATATGACCGGGCGGTGGAATGGCTGATAGCCGTTAAAAAAGGCATGTCCGTTGACGGGGCACCGGAACTGGAAAAAGCGGAGCGCAAGTCAACCTATGAGTTACACAGTAACACCAAACGCATAAACCACTATTGACATGAAAGGAAATACCATAACCACCGGGGGAAACATTCCCCTGCCGGGACAACAGCGTCCCTCAACCATTATCCTGACACAAACAAGACGCTTCGGAATCGACATAGGCAGTTATATGAACGCTCTAAGAGCTGCCGAAAGCATCGACTTTCCCCAACGCGCCAAGTTGTATGACCTGTTTGAGGACATCCTGATGGACCCGCATCTTTCCAGTGTCATCAACAAGCGGAAAAGTGCCATACTCTGTTCTGTTATCGAGTACCGGCGGGGTGGAAAACCGGATGAGAAAATCAACGAGCAGTTGCGTTCTCCCTGGTTCCTGCGTTTCCTGGGTGACGCGTTCGACGCAATACCTCAAGGTAACACTCTTGTGCAGTTCTACCGCGACAAAAAGACCGGATGGCTGAATTACATCTTTATTCCGCGCAAGCATTACGACCCGGTACGTAAACTTATCCTCAAGCGGCAACATGACATAACCGGTATCCCTTGGGATGAATTTGATGACCTGCTGTTTATCGGTGAACCCCGTTCGCTGGGTGAACTTGCAAAGGCTGCACCGTGGGTTATATACAAGCGGAACAGTACTGCCGACTGGGCACAGTTTGCCGAAATATTCGGGATGCCGATGCGTAAATACACGTATGATCCCGATGATGAATCAGCTCTGGAGCAATTGAAAGAGAACGATGCCGCACAGGGTTCCGCTTCGTCATGGTTCCTACCCGATGGCTGCAACATGGACCTGGTGGAAAGTGACAACAAGACAGGCAGTTCGGACCTGTACAAAAGTCTGGTAGACACTTGCAACAGTGAAATCAGCAAACTGTTCCTGGGAAACACGCTGACCACCGAAGCCGGAACGAAAGGTTCCCAGGCACTCGGAACGGTGCATGGCAAAGTAGAGGAACGTATCGCGCAAAGTGACCGGAAGTTTATCCTGAACCTGCTCAACTACGAGATGACGGATATATTCCTGCACCTTGGGATCAATACATCCGGTGGCGAATTCTGTTTCGCGGAGCCCAAAATGATTGACCCCACCACCAAGATGAACCTTTTCACCCAGGCAAGCAGCCTCGGACTGGAAATCAGCAAGAAACAGATGTACGACGAACTGGGGCTGGAGTGTCCGGAAAATGAGAAAGACACTATAAAGCGACCGCAAGCATCTTCTTTTCTTCCACAAATAAATGATATCGAAGAGGAAGAAGAGGACGAAGAAAAGCGGAACGCTCCACCTGAAAAGAAATCTCCCGAAAAGAAGAAAGGCGGATTCAGAAACTGGTGGAAAAGTTTTTTCGTAAAAGCCCCGGAGGCGGGAAACCACGGGGCTCCTTTAGAGTGGTGATAAATGAGCTTTACCGGGACGCAGCGGTAGACAGCGCTTCATCCGGATTCTCATTCGATGACGAAGTGATGAGACAGGCACTGAAGAATATCTACAGCAAAAGTTTCCATCCGATGACTGACATCGAGGAAAACCTGTTCAACGAAACATGGAAAGCGATGAACGAAGCTACTGACAAAGGATTCGGAATACGCCAGCCTGTTGACCCGGACTATGACTTCTACCAGGAACTGAAACATAACAATGCGGTATTCTCCGCCTTCAAGGTGCATCGTGCGCAAAATGACATGGCGGCACAGTTACTGGATTCGGAAGGTAAGCTAAAACCATTTGAACAGTGGTCGAAAGAAGTGCAACCCATTGCCACACATCAGATGGAACACTGGCTAAAGACTGAATACGACACCGCAGTAATCCGCGCCCACCAGGCGGCCGACTGGAGACAGTTTGAACGGGAAAAAGACATTCTCCCGAACCTGAAATGGCTGCCGTCTACCAGCATCCATCCGGGAGCGGACCACAAAATATTTTGGGGAACAGTATTGCCCGTTGACCACCCGTTTTGGAAATCACACCGCCCGGGTGACAGATGGAACTGCAAATGCCCATTGACGTCAACAGACGAACCTTGTACACCGATGGACGGGATTCCGGAAGGCGGCGATGATGACAAGCCGGCTGGCGGGCTGAAAGGGAATCCGGGACAAACCGGGGAACTCTTTGACAAGTCGCATCCATACGTCGAACATGCGTATGACGGGGCGGAAGAAGCGGTGAATAAGTTTCTGAACCAACGTTCCAGCAGGACTGAATGTACACGAGCAACGCAAGTGGATAGAGAATGTGCATCGTACGGAAGAGAAATTGAAACTGGAGCAAGGCAAACTGATGACATTCGAGGAAGCCAACGGGATGAAAGGGAATCCACATTATAAGGAAGATGTAGGCTATCGGGAGAACTGCCAATCGTGTGTAGTAGCCAATGAATTGCGCAGACGCGGATATAATGTGGAAGCCCAAATACGAATAAAATCGGATTCGAGAAACATCCCCCAGCAACTGTCTTCAAAAACAGAATGGGCATGGATAGACCCGAAGACAGGTGAAAGGCCAAAGAAACTTACGGCAGGCGGTCAGTACTGGGACCACAATCTGCACAAGGAGAAAGCGAAAAGTGCTGCTGAAATGAAAAAAGAGTTCGACGAACTGACTAAAGAAGCAGGACGGTATCATCTTTCGTTCAACTGGAAAGGAAGAAGCATCGAAGGGCATATCATCACGGCCGAACGTTTCGGAAACGGTGGTTTGAGACTGTACGACCCGCAAATCGGTAAAATAGTGGAATGGAAAGACCTAAAAAAGAATATCCGCACCGAATATGGTATCCGTCTTTATCGTGTTGATAATATGCTAATCAACGAAGATATCATTGGCGGAATTGTTCGGGAGGCATCAGAGTGACGACAGTATTTCACTTGTCTCATCAAGCGTACTCCAGCGTGTGGTGGAAATATCAGAAACTAGAATATACTGGGGATAACCGCCACACATGCTCGACGTGGACGACTCAAGGGCGGCAATATATACGGAATACCCGTTCCAGTCCGTTTCATAAAGTGCATGGTCATATTCTTTGCTTTTTGCAAAGTCATTGGCGGCTTTCTGCATGGCGGCAATTCTATCTGCTCTGTCCATTTTCATAATCATCTGAATGTTTAATTACAAAAATACGATTAT